GTCCTGTTGTAGGTGGATTAAATCTACCAAATATGATTACAATTTTTTTCATAGACCTTCCCCAATATAATTCTATTTATATTACTATGAGACTTTAGACCAGTTCTTGTCAACATTAAAATTTAGTTGGGAAAATTCAAGTCTGTCAACGAACTTTACAGCACCACCAGATAGTTTATCAATAGCAACAAATCCTTCCGGTTTTGTAACTCGGATACCTTTACTATCAACTACAAAAGTTTCCATTTTAGAATTGACCCCTGTTTCTAACTTTCTTATCACAGAGTTCTTCAAATCTATCGTCAATAACATGAATTCTAATAGGTTAGCTAGTGCAACTTTTTCCTTGATTAGAAGGTTTAGGAGTTGTTGTTTTCTTTCTCTCTTCTGATTCTTTGTCTTTTCTTGTTTTACTTTTGCGATAACTTTATCTTCAAAATGATTTCCAAAATGAGTAAGGAAGTTGTTCACTCCAGTAACACCAGACTTTGGTAAAATACCTCTTCTGACATTTGAGTTGAAATATGTTTTCAATCCAGCACCAAGTTCAGAAGTTTTCAATTCATCGTGAACAGAAAGAATATTATTCATAGATTTCTTACTGATACCATTACCAACTCTTTGAAGTTTAGCAATCTTCTTTTGTAATTCAGAAGTTTCTTTTGCAGAGAAAAGTGAACCAGTTACATCTTTGTAAAATGCATCATCAACCCAAACTGAACTGACTTTGTTTAATTTTGAAACATTAGCACCAAAAGATGCTTTCATATCTTCCAGTTTATCACCAGAATATGTAGTGTGAAAAATGACTCCAATTTTAGACTTCAACATTTTAGAAGCAAGATCAGAATTGCTAGGAACAGCATACATGATAGTATTGGGTTGAAAGGTGATGTAAGGTTCACCATTTATCTTTTTGGTTGTGATGTCATCGGAAGTAAACATCATATCACCCTGTAAGACACCCTTAATACCCAATTTAGGGAGTTCTTTGAGAGCAATGGATAGTTTGTCTTTGAGTTGTCCAGAGAACCCATATTCATCTAAATCGGACTCCTGTTTAACAAGCTTTGCATTCTTAGAGAATACTGATTTGGTTCCAACAAAAAACTTACCATCCTCTGGGTCAGTACCACAGAATATAGCAGGAGCTCCGTCATACTTTACAGTGACATCAACACTCTTGTTTGCAGAACCGGACAATAAACCAATAGTAGCATTTAGGAAATCTATTGTTTTAGATATTCCAGTATAACCAAAATTGAGTGGATTGTCTTCAAGGTGTTCAAGATGTAAATTCTTGTTTACTTTTGCTTCAACAAGAACATCTTCTTTTAAATATTTTCGTATAGAATAACTCATTTCAAAACTCTCATTAACTATTTAGTCTCTCACTATATTCTATTATAGTATATTTGAGACTAAAAGTCAAGAGAATTATTGAGTGCAGAGAAATTGAATTGCGTCAAAACATACATCGTGTAGAGCATTGTGTTTTATAAAACTTACAGGATGCTCAATAGTATTGATATGGTTTCTACTCAAATATTTGTCCTCTATAGAAACATTCAAAAGAGTTCTAATATCACGATACTGATAATGTCTGAAAGACCCATAAGTCCTTAAATTAAGTTTTACAGATTCGTACCACATAGGTTCCGTATAACCTCTTGACCATACTGGAGTATTTCTTGTAACTCCACTCATTTCAAGATACTCGTTGAGTCGTTTTTCCATATCTGGTAATTTAACATCATCGTCGCATCTTTTCAGTACTTGACCAGCTTCTTCGTTCTGTTCAGTCCACCATAGAAGAGTTGACTTGTTTATATGTCTATTATAAGTTCTCATTTGATCTTTTGCATCAAGTTTAATATAAAGTCCTTGATGTAAAAGTTTATTGAATGTACTATCTACACCATCACTAACAATATCATAATCACTAGGGTCAAAGGCAAGAACGCCTAAACTTAACAATACACTATTCTCATTTAATCCTAAAGATTCAAAATCAAAAATCACATTTATCATAATAACCTCAAACTGAAATACCAGAAAAATCCAACGTCTTTTTCTTTTGAAGGAAACTGCTACCATTACTAGGAGTTTCACCTTCTTCTCCTGTAGATACGGAACCTACATTACTATCATCAATATCAAACAATCTCATCTTCATCAAATCATAACCAATACAAAACCTTTTGTTGGAGTCTTTTCTATTGTATCTATTCTTGAGTTGTTTAATTCTAAACTGAGACAGTTGCTCCAACTGATCGTCAGTCATCATCGCAAACATAAAGTCAGCAGTGGCAGGTAGACCCCATGATTCACTCGTATTAGTTAAATCTGGATCTGAATCGCCATAACCTTCTCTGTTTGTTTGTGTCGCAGTAAAAATAGGAATATCCTTCTCAACTGCTAAACCTCTCAACTCCTCGGCAATAGTTTTGATATACAAATACTTGTCTGCCTTGAATCTAGATGAGAGTGTAGAGGAAGCACAGATGTTAATATAGTCAATAAAAAGAATATCGGGTTTGAATCCCTTTTTCAATTCAAGTTCATCAAGCAATTTATTGAAATCTGCTGCACTTCCTCTACCTGTCGGAAACTCTTTAAATATTAATTTACCCTTGATATTCCTACTCTTTTCCTCTAACTTCTTTTGTAAGAGGGTTGTAGGGACTTCATCAAGTTCATTTATTTTTATGTTTAATAAGTTAGCATCAATCCTTCTAGCAAGTTCCTCTTCACTCATTTCAAGAGTGATATACAGAACATTCTTTTGATTAGCAAGACAATGTGAAGCAAAGTCAGTCATAAAGAAGGACTTACCAACATTGGTTCCTGCCATAACAACATTCAAAGTCTTAGAAGCAATACCACCTCTTGTGACTTTGTTAAACAAGTCAATCCCAAAAGGTATTTTCTTTTCATCCTTCTTATTATAGTATTCAAATCTAGCATCAGAATCTTCTATGTAATCGTGTCCAAGTTCTATCTTGAAAGACACTGCCAGAGCTTGTTTAAGGATATCTGGGATGGTGTTTTTGTTTTTATCTACAGTACCATCAATAATAGAAATAGACTCCATAACAGCATTGTATACAGATTTCTCCTGACACCACTTCTCAGTCTTTTCTAACAACCATTGTTCATCAGAAGTTTCAATATCAAAAAGTTCAGATACAATTGTTTGACAATCCTCCACATCTTTATCATTCATTTGTATAGTTTGAACTTCAGTCAATAATTCATCTTTTACAGGGGCACTCTTATATTTTGAAATATGTTTTTTCACTATTCCAAAAATATTCAATTCTTTCTTATCATGAAAATATTCTTCATGAAGATGTGGGAAAGCTTTCCTTCTGTAAGAATCGTTCTTGAGAATCCCCGATATTATGATCCTCTCAACTCGCATTATTCCTCCACTGTATCTGTTGTACCGTAAGTATACCTGTTTATTACATATTCGTCAATAGTGTCAAGCACTTCTTTTGTAAAATATTTTTCTGGGTCATCATAGATTGCTTTCGGGTAAAGTTTAGATTCCCCGACAAGAATCCTATTACCACTCTTTTGAAACACTCCTGCTTCTAACCCAAGTTCAATCATTCCATGATATCTATCAAGACCTTTTTCAAAGTCAATTTTAGTTTCTATGGTTGACCCCTCTTTTGTAAATCTGGATTTTTCCATTTTTATCTTTACTATATTTCCGACTTTCTCTGTTCCTTCTTTGACTTGTTTCTTACTCAGAAGGACAATGCTGGAGGCGGCATATTTTAATCCACCACCTCCAGCAGAAGTTTGAGTAGGAATAAAACTACCAACACTGGTGTAAGTATGGTTGGTAATTAGGAGAGGGACGTTTGCTCTTCCAAGTTTGAGGGTGAGAACTCGGAAAGCGGATCTGATTAATTTTGGTCTTGTGAAATCTGCTTTATCAGAACCTGTTGTTGTATCATTCACCTCTTTTGCAGTTGATAACATACCCAAAGAATCGAGACACATCAACAAAGGTGGTCTGCTATCTTCTTTTATAGCAAGATAGGCATCAAGTATTCTCACTGCTTGTGACTTAAATTCTTCAATAGTGGCAACAGGGAAGATAGTTATCCTGGATGAGTCAATTCCACGAGAGTCAAACATTCCCTTTTCTAAGGCATTCTCAGTCTCAAAAAATAGAACTCTACCATCCGTATTAGATTGTAGAAAGTTCTTCACCGCCTCAAAAACAAAAAAGGTCTTCCCTGTTGCCTGTTCACCTGCATATGCTGTAACTTTATTTCCAGGCAATCCTTTATAGATTGAACCAGATATAATCGCATTCAAAGTGTATGACCCTGTATCAATATATGATTGTGTTTCTTCCATATCACTGGCAGTCTGGGCAAACTCATTACCAGCAGCAGAAACAATATTACTAAAATCCATATTTTAACTCCTATAAAACTATTATAACCTATCTTTTAGAAAAAGTCAAATAAACTTGAAGATTTTTTTATCTTCCAACCACGAGCATCAACAATATCTTTTACTGCTTCTGTGAAAGCTTTCTCCCACTGTCGTTCGTAATCAACAAACTGATGTAGTCCAAACTCTTTTGGTAAAACATTCTTCACAGCAAAAACCGTATCAAATATTGGATTAGGTTGCTTCATATAACAAAACTTGATTTTTTCACCCTCTTCAATTCTTTCATACTTCTTTTCAAGACCATTATCAGTCAAATACTTATTGAAAAGTAAAGCACCCTTCACATGAATCGGAGTACCTTTAGCATAAAGGGTATCTTGATCAGCATATTTTCTAAGATTATTCACACCCCTCGGAAACATAACATCCTCAGGGTTTGCTTTCATGAACTCTTCTTTTGCTCGATCAAGAAAATCAAACAACTCTTCCTGATTACCATTCATCAAAATATTGATAGATTTCTTAATATTATCACGACATATAGCAGGAGTGGAACTCTTAACCGCAGATATCCCCATCATCTTGAGTTTAGCAGTTTCGTACCTTACCCCCTCTGAATCAAGAACATTAAGCACATAATGCTTCTTTCCAATCCATATACCCTGATCAGCAATCACTTCTCGTTCCATGGCCATCTTCTGCTTTGGACAGTTTAGATAGTTTTTCAACTCGTCATAGAAATGTTCCATGTGAGGTTGAATCTCGTTCTGTGATATCAAGTTTAGTTTGTCAGTGATTTCTGTTTTGTCTTTGGTGTCCATTTCAGAAACATAATCGGAAAGGTCAAGATATAAAGAATCTGTATCAGAAGCAATCACGAAATCTTTTTCATTATTACCAAACCTTTTTCTCAGAAACTCATTCACCTTTTTCTCAGCCCATCGGATAACCAACTGACCTGATGTTGTGATACCTTCTGCCATACGAACATCAAAGAAACGGAAGAACCTGTTTCCAATCGCACCATAAGCAGAGTTCAATTGAATCTTTTTTACCAACTGAAGATTATAATACTTGTCTGCTAACATCTTGGTTTTATGATCTTTAGTTTTCTCATACTCTTTCTGTAACTTGATCATCTCTTTCTTGTATATCTTTCTATCTTGATACATTTTAGACATTAAAGCGGGGAGAATGCCTGTGCTAGTCTTATCATAAACAGAACCGTTAGCCATCATAGTCTCGTTTTCTGTTATCTCAGGGGTAATAACCTCATTAAGTAAATCTATAACTGTAACATCATCCATCTTCCTCTTCAAAGTTTCAGGGGAAGTGTTCCACTGCATAATGATATGAGGATATAGGGAGTTCAAGTCAAAAGAAGTCACCCATTCATAATATCCAACTTTAGGTTCTTTCACATAAGCACCTTCAAAAGGTTGACTTGGTTGCTTAATCTTTGGGGGAACTACAATTTTATGTTTCTTTAGAGCATTGAAAATAATAACATCCCACATACGAACTTGAAAGAATGTATCATCATAGTTCACTTTAGCATCATAAGCCATGGTTTGAACCATCTCAATGAAACCAAGTTTTTCTTCAAGTCGGACAATCAACTCAACGTCTTTTACGTTATATTCAACAAACTTCTGATAGTCTTTCTCATAAAGATCAAAAAGACCTTCATATTCTGAATAGTCTAATTTCTTTTCACCGAGTTCAACGAAAGCAATGTGATCAAGTCTGTAACTTTCTTGATTAGTGAAAGTGAACTTTTTATACATTTCAAGATAATCTAAATCAGAAACCCCAAGTATAGTGTAAGTTTGTTCAGTTCTATTAGGAACTCTTTGAACCATTCTTTCACGAACAATACCAAAAGGTGAAAACTTTTTAGAAAGTTTATCACCCAGCAGAACTTTGATTCTGTTCACCAAATAAGGGATATCAAAAAATTTAGTATTCCAACCAGTAATTACATCAACTTCAAACCCCGACCAGAAAGTCACAAATGCTTCTAAAAGTTCATGCTCTGAATTAAACTTCTTATAATGTATCTTTTCTTTATGAGGAACATAATCTTTTAGACCAAAAACATAATATCTATTTCCGTCAGATACAGTGATTGCAGTAACAGGTTCTGATGCTTCTGAAGGTTTAGGAAATCCATTATCTGAAGAAACCTCAATATCAAGATAAAGTTTTCTCACCAATTTTGGATCAAATTCTATATCTTCAGGGTAGTTGTCAGAGATGTAAGAGTATTCAAAGTTTGCCATTCCATAATAATCTTCTCTGGTAGTCTTTTGAAAACACTTATCCTTTGCCTCTTGAAGACCTTGAAATACAATCTTTTTTAGGGGATTACCATAAATGTCTTTGTATTTAGTTTTTTCGCCTGCATTTGATTTCATAAACATTGCAGGTTTATAAGGAACTTTATCAATAAACCTTTTACCATTGTCAAAACCTTTGACGAGCATTAGATTGTTAACGGAGTTAACACTTGTATAGAAACGCATAAAACCTCTTTTCTGTTACTATTATACTAAAATAAAACGGAAAAGTCAAGTGTTATGCTAAAGATGGGCTGGTAATAATACCGCTAGTCATTCTCCTATACTCACCTTCTATCTGGTCTTGTGCGTGATAAAATAAAACAACATCTTGTGTGCTAACTGTAAAAGCGTCCTCTTTGGCAAAAAACACCCAAGGGACAAAAGTCACTTTATTTTCAACTGGCAACATAGTTACAGGTTTCTCAACTTTAATTAGAATATTCTGATTAATAGATTCGACCAACGTTGTAAAGCTAGTCTCTGTTCTAAAAATCACTTCCTCACCTGTTTTTAGTCTCATCGCATAAATGTTCATTTTATATTCCTTTCATACGTCCGTGACCATCTAGGTTCAACACTTTAACGTAATCAAAATTTGGACAAGTTTTTTCTCTGGCAACTTCCTTATGTCCATGGAAAGTTACCTTACCTTTATATGATTTTTGAATCTCTGAGCATAATTTTCTCAAAGATTTAAATTGTTTTTTTGTGAATTTTTCTCTACCATGTAGACATATAGCTATTGTTCTAACATTATGTCTTTTTTGAGCTGAAGGTGTGAGTTCTAGACTTCTACCCTTCTGAATAGTCCCATTTCTTTTTATAAAGTAGTGATAACCAACTTGATCCCAACCGTTCTGGTCTACATGCCATTTTCTAATAACAGAAATGTCATCATGGTGTTTCCAGTCACTATCGCTACAATGGATAAAAACTCTGTCAACAGTTCTTGAGGGTTTTTCAAAAGTAAAATCTGAATAAAAACTGTTACATAAAAATATTGTCATTAATAAAATAAAATTTGTGTGCATCATAATATATAGGTGAGAGGTTTTACCCTCTCACCATGTTAAATTTTGTTATCCTATTTCTAGAATTCTTGGTTGTTCCTCTTCAGGTACAACTCTTTCTAGAACTATTTTTAAAATCCCATCAGAAAGTTTTACATCTTTCACTATTAAATATCTTTCCAAAACGAAAGATTTGTTAAAACTTCTAGTTCCAATACCTTTATGAAGATAATCAAAAGACTCGGAATTTTGATCTTTTTTCTTATCGCCTGTAACAACTAAAGTATTTTTGTCTAGGACTACATGTAAATCTTCTTGTGTAAAACCAGCAACGGCAATTTCCAAAACAAACTTATTATCGTTATGTTTTAGAATGTTGTGTGGGGGATAAAAACTAGATTCAGCCTTAAAACTGAAACTATCTTTCAAAAAACTGTCAGCAATCGCTAACTCAAAAAATTTGGACATTTGCATAATAACTCCTATGTCAACTCCTCAAATAAGCAAGTTGAGTAATAAAGACCCGAAAATCGGCATCTCTGTTTAGTTTATAAATCTGACTAAAAAGTCAGAATCAAATTTAATGTCAATATTTACCAATATTATATTTTGCTATTAAGTTCCATTCATCTTTTTTAGAGAATGGGATTATTTTTATTTTTTTTATATGAAGTTTATCTTCAATTTTATCTTTATCAACTAATTCAACCAATTCCCACTCTTCTAGGAGGGAACAAATTAAATTTCTTCTTTGGATATCTTCTTCTTCAATTTCTGTATTTTTTCCATCGAGTTTAAATAATTCTTTAAAATGGACAATATAATATTTGCCCTTTTTATGTAAAATATGACAAGATTGAAAAAGTTTTCTTTCTTTTACGGAAGGAATTCCCATTCTTGTCAAGGTTTCTTTTATCTTTAAAAAATCTTCAGATTTCTTTAATTTAATCTCCACGAATTCTTGTACTATTGTTTCTTCTTCCACTTACTCCACCTTCACTCAATTCACTTTTTATTATAGATATTTGTTCATCATTAAGTAAAGATAATATTTCAACAGCCTTTTCGTTTCCAACTTTGTAATATTGCTTTACGGTGTCAACATTCTCCTCAATGTTTGACTTAATCCATCTACTAAATCTTTTTTTCTTTCTAATACTATTTAGTAAAAACTCATATTGCAACTTCTTATCAAGATCGAAAAATTGGTTCATTGTATTGGACTGCATAATGGTATCTGGGAAGTATGATAAAGTCTTATTAATAATAAAAGGATTGTACGCTTCCTCTATCTTACCATTACTGTCATCCAACAAAACGTTCTCTTTCGTTATATTTATAGAACCTAAAAAGAATTTAAATGGGCAATAACTCTCCTTTGAATAATCCTCATCGTCAAATTTAACTTCATCTTCAAGTTCTTCAAATAATTTCATTTACAAACCTCATTAGCCATAAGTTCAGTGAGACAAGCAACAATGTTAATTTCTTGATCAGCAACAAAACATGCTTTGTACTGATATTCGGCAAGAGTTACAACAACTGTTGGAATAGTCTCAGGTTTCATCCACTCGTACATTCCATCATAAAGTTTTCTAAAAAATCTTTCAGGGTCTGCATCACCATGATGAGCAACCCATTCTCGCATCTTTGAAAAGTTCTTACTCTTTAAATGAACTATAAGTTCATCCATAGCTACATCATTAGAAATCAAAACATCACTGGTAATACCGCCAGAAGAACTAGCACATTGCTGTAACTCATTCAATACTCTTCTGAAATCAGGAAAGTGTTTTTGTATTAATTTTACAACAACTCCCTTATCATATTCAACACCTTCTTTTACAAGAATCTCACAAACTCTTTTATAGAAGGCAGCGGCCATTACAGGTTTCTTATCTTTAGGAATAACAAAATTTATTACACTACACCTTGAATGTAATGGTTTGATAATCTTGTCTTTGAAGTTACATGTTAGAATGAAACCGCAGTTAGCAGAAAACTCCTCCATAAACCCACGCAAAGCAGGTTGTAGTGAAGTAGGATTCAAACCATCGGCCTCATCTAACAATACGAACTTCCTACCACCAGTAAAAGATACAGAACTAGCAAAACTCTTGATAGTGTTTCTCAAGGTGTCAATATTTCTTCCTTCAAGTGAACCGTTGATTTCTATGTAATCGCAACCAAGAGTTTCTAATACTGCTTTTGCAACAGTTGTTTTCCCTGTACCAGCAGTTCCGTAAAGTAGGAGATTAGGAAGATCACCTTTCTTCAAGAAGTTCTCAAACTTGTCTTTGAGTTCATCTATAATAATACACTCATCAACCGTTTTTGGGCGATACTTTTGCGCCCAAATGTATTCTTCACCAGTTTTCATAAATACTCCTAAGAATTAAATTTTGAACCAGTTTCTGTAGATATCCAATATGTCCTGTTAGAGTTTGAAGATGTGAACTGTGAAATACATTGAGATGAAATCACCACATCATAATCGTCGGGTAAAAGTTTAATGTTCTCCATTAGAAAGATAAAAGAGAACTCATGAGATGTATCCCCCACAACGATTCTGAACCTATTACTATTGGTATCATTAGGTTTACCCAGTTCAACTGTAATAACACCCTCAGAACCGTTTACAAATAGGTACTGCAGACCCATAACTGAACTAGCTTTCTGTAGTTTAGCAAGAGTGTCTGCGTCAAGAGTAAAAGAGACATCTTCACTCGGTAAGTCTATATGATTTTTTGGAGGTACTTTTATCAGATTCCTACTTGCAAAAGTATATTTTACAGTAGTCCCTGTATTCTCCCCATCACGGATAGTCATATAACCGTCAGATGAATTAATATCCAACTGAGGGTTAGCGAATAAAGAAAGTGTACCCAATAGATTATTCAAATCATAGATACCAAACTCTGCTGGTAAGTCTTCTGTGATCTGCGCAGTACACAAAACGTTGTTGCTGCTGTTAATGGTGGATAATGTATTACCAGAAGTGAAAAGTAAACTCTGGTTAATACTAGCAAGGTTTTTCAAGGTTCTTAGCGTGTCTTCAGATACTGAAATAGCACTCATAATATAAATCTCCTAGTTAATGGTTATATATTCATTATAACCTATATTGAAACAAAAGTCAAGTACTTTTTATAAAAAAGTTTATTTTTTGTGAGAAAAATTACCAATCTTCTCAAATTTAATTTGTTTATCAAATTTATCTGCTAATAAATCTGTTTTATGTGATATGACGAAAGTGTTTAGTCCTTTACCTTCTAATGAATTCATAACCTTCATAAAGTTCTCTGTTCCTTCAGCATCAAGTGAAGAATCAAATACCTCGTCTAATATTAGTAAATTAGTGTTTACAGAGTTTTTCATTCTAGCCACTTCTCTCCATGTGAAAAGGATTGCCAAATCAATTCTCTGTTTTTCACCTTCTGAGAATGAATCGTAAGAAAATTCATCCCTATGTCTTGATTTTATCACTTCATTGAAGTTTTCGTCAAGATTAAAATTGGCAAAGAAATCAAAATCATTTAAATACCCATTGATTAATTTATTCATAATCGGAAGATATTGTTTTATGATTCTAGTCTTAATGCCACTATCTTTTAATAAAACGCTACATATATTGTACATTTCATTTCTCTCCAACAAATCAATTTTAGTTTGTTGAGATTCCTGAATTTGTTCTTTCATTTTATTTAGAGACTCATATTCCCCATCAATCATATCATTCTTATTTTTAAGGAACTCAATCTCTTTCTCATATTTCTCTATACTCTTATTTTGAAATCCGATCTCTTGATTTAATCGAAGTATATCCGTGTTTATATTATTTACAGTATCAACTTTATCCTGCTCAATTTGAATCGAATCTTTTGCATCGGATATCATTTTCTGTATATCAACAAAAGCTGAATCCAATTCTGATATTCTACTCTCATTCTTTGATATAATTTCAGTTGAAAGTTCCTCATCAATATCTTGGTGACATGTATTACAGTGATTATTCTCTTTGAAAAACTTATTTTCTTTTTTGAGTCTGTCTTTGTTATTTTTCATTTTCTTGAAAATATCAACCCTTTTCTCAAGATCCGAATTTAATTTTTTAATATCTCCAACATCTATAGATTCTATTTCCTCTAATTTTTCAGAAATATTTAACTGTAATTCACATATCTTAGTCTGACATTCTTGAATATTTTTTCTAATTGATTCAACTCTATCTTGTTTAGTACCTTTTAATTTCTCAATATACTCCTCTTTCATCTCAATACCAGATTCAAGTGACTTAATATCATAATCGTTTTGAGATATATCAGATTTAAGTATGGACGCCCTTTCTTTCAGAAGGGTGTTCATGAGACTGAATATATCAATATCCAAAATATCTTCAATCACATCTCTTCTATTATTACCTGAGAGTTTCATAAAAGGGGTAAAACCAGAGGAACCTAAAATGACTATCTGTGTGAACGATTTATAATTCATCTTGAGAATAGTTTTTTCAAGTTTCTTTTGGAAATCTCTAGCATCAGCTGACTGATTAATAAACTCATCGTTCAGATATATTTCAAAGATGTTGGGTTTGATACCCCTTCTCACCATATATTCTTTTGAACCTATAGAGAATTCAATCTCAACTACTGTACCCTTTTCATTTATAGAATTTATCATCTGGTTCTTATTGATATTTCTGAATGCTTTACCAAACAAACCAAAACAGATAGCATCTAAAAATGTTGACTTCCCTCCACCATTTTTACCCATGACTAAAGTTGATGGACTGTTATCCAAAACTATTTCATTAAAGTAATTACCAGTGGAAAGAAAATTTTTGTAACGAACTTTTGTAAAAATTATCATAATACTCTATTGTAAATCAATTGCTTCTCTATGTAAAGAATTTAATATTTCCTTTAATCTATCGACATCTACATTAACATCTAACCCATCAACATACTTGTTAAGAGTTGTAACTGTATCTTCAGCCTCGTTAACAATCTCCTCTTCTTCAACAGACAAATTTAAGTCTTCAATAATCGACAAATCAAAAGGTTCATGTAGTTGAATTGAGTCAATAAACTTATCAAAAAGATAAGGGTTATTTTTTGCTTCAACTAAAACCTTCACATAACTATTTTTGCAAAAACTGAAATCTTTTACTATCTTATCAAGAGTTTCAACGCCATTATCATTGTAAATAATCTTGTGGAATATTTTATGAGGGTTTTGATAATACTCTAAATCGAGAGTGTTTGTATCAAATATATGATACCCTCTTGGATCATTGTAATCAGACCAAGTGATTTCATACGTGCTGCCCAGATAAGCAATATTGCCTACTGTAGATTTATGATGATAATGTCCTGTCATTACAAGGTCATAACTATTGAAAACCGTATGATTCATTCCATGATAACAAAAAGAGTTTTTATACATCTTAAAACCATTGAGTTCAAGATGACCCATAACAACTGAAGCTTCATTAGAATTAATCAACTCCATAGACTTTTCACCATTTTCTCTATTGATCCAAGGTAAGAATAATATTTTAGTTTTACCAAACGTCAATATTTCAGGGTCTTCATAAATTTTAATCTTTTTATACCTATCACCAAATATTTCCTTTGGAGTGTTTATTCGATTTGTATCTTTGTAGTAGACATCATGATTTCCCACAATTATATGAAGTTCTACCCCATTCCTTTCAAACCATTCAATAAACCTTTCCCTGAAAGAGTTTAGTGTTTTAATATTAGCAAATTTCCTTCTATCAAAGATATCACCAAGATGAATCACTTTTTTGATTTTCTTCTTTAGGACTGTTGGAAAAAACTCTTCCTCCCAGAACTTGAAGAAATAATCGTTGAAAATTTGACTATCGTTTCTACCACCAAAATGTGTATCGGTGATTAAAGCCAATTTCATTACAATAAATCCTTTATTTCAAACCCATAGGTATCATACTTAACACCCTCATGAGTATTGGTAGCAAAAAGTAATATATACTCATTCATACAATTACAACCAGATTTTTTACAATCTTTCCCATCTTTGTGTGTGTCATCTGCCATCTGCGCCTTCTGGATTCTTTCTTTCTTCTCTACCTCTGTTTCCTTTCTAACAGGAACAGCATCTTCATAAGGTCTACCAGTTGCATCAAAATCTTCTGAATTATAAAAAACACCTTCAAACTCTCGTATTTTCATTATACCCTCCAAGGTCACTCATCGTCAAGAAATAATTTTAAATCGTTATTTTTTTTGGTTTTCGGTTTCTTTTTCTTCTCGTTTTTAATTCTTCTACCCTCTTCATAATCTTTTATGAATTGAAAGAAGTTGTCATACATAGACTCACCATCAACAGAAAAATTTGAAGTATCAAAAGGGTTAAGATTTCCGATTGAATCATGTCTATGAAGTTCATTCTCCATTGCTTTAAGCTTAATGTAAGTGTATTTTTTCTCCTTTTCTATTCTTCTGAGAAATGAATAAGTTATCACTGTTGTAAAATAACTGAATGGATTTTTAGATTTATCTGGATTAAAATTTCGAATATATCTCAAACAGTTTTCAACACCATCAAGAACCATATCCTCCTTAAAGGTATAATTCGCAAAATTAGGTTTAGTTGCAATCCTTTGAGCAATCTTAAAAAAACACTCTCCGATATACTCAGGAACTCTTGGTAAATCTGATTCCATTTGGTCTGCTACGTTACATTGATTGATATAGATACGAATTGCTTCATAAAATTCTTTATTATTAACATAATGAATTTTATCTTTTGGTTTTATTTTCTTAGTCATATTTTTATTTCCTTTTATATATTATACTATATTATATGATATAAGTCAATAGATAAATTAAAAATAAAATTTATTTATTTCTCGGTGAACTTGACGTTGACCATCTCAATATCAAAATTCTCTTTGTAGTAAATTTTTAATCTTTCATTACCATGTTTGACCATATAATTTGACTTTTTCTTTGTACAGAAGTTGTCGCAGATATCAAATAAGATGCAACCATCTTTATTATCTCCAAGTCTCAACCCCCTACCAATAGATTGAAGTGATCGAACTTTTGATTTCGTCGGGGAGGCAAAAATAACATTATGTAGATTTTTTATATTAACCCCTGTTGAAAAAGTTCCATAGGATGCTACAATCAGGCAATTATCTTTCCCTTCAACATCTTTCCTTATCTCTTCCCTTATAGTTGCATTCACTCCACCGTGTACAAAAAACACCTCTTTTTCTTCAATCTCTTTTAATATGTCTGAAAGTACTATTCCATGCTTCTCAACATAAGTATATAATATTAAGGTATTGCCAGGCAAGTGTTTACACAAATTTTTTATAAATTTATTTCTTTTTTCGTGATCCAGTATATAATTAATCTCATCAACGTAATCCATTTTACAAACTTCTTTACACTCGTGATCTGGATATTTTAGTGTTATATACTTTATTCTGAAAGAGGATAGGTGGTTACTATCTATCAAAGTTTTCGTTGTAACATGCCTCTTAACGTCCCCAAACAACCCACAAAGGGTTAATTCGTTCAAATTGATATCATCTAAGGTTCCCGTTGTACCAAAACGATATTCAGCATTTTTTGCTTTCTCAAGAATAGAGATGAGAGATGTTGCTTTTGCTAAGTGACATTCATCTGATATAATACCTTTGAATATAGAAAATTTGGATGGGTGAAGTTTATAAATTGATTGCCAAGTGGTTATAATAATATTAGATTCAAATGATTTATCTTTCCCTGAATATATCTTCTGACAAAATTTTTCAACATTCCATGAATTTTTACTTGAATATTCTTCAAAATCAGAGTATAGTTGATTAACAAGGTGTACATTAGGAACCACTAACATGAGTTTTTCGTTAGGATGCTCAGAAAGGAACCAACGAACGAACATATAAATAATAAGTGACTTGCCAGAACCAGTCGGACTTAACACAACCATTCTTTTATTTTTAACCATATCATGAAAAGATTTAAATTGATAATCTCTAGGATTGAAAGGTAGATTTAATGTTTTAACCCAATCTTCAAGATCAGATTTTGTTATAGAATTTGGAGTAAAATCATTTACATCATCAAATACAACTTTATAATTTAAGGACTTACATACTTCTAACACTCTTGGTAGTAACCCCACATATATTTTTCCTGTGAGTAAATTTAGAAGTCGTATTTTACCATCCCACATACCTATTTTATATCGTTGCATGAACTTGTAATTGTCAGCAAAGAAAGTGAAGTGCTCAGAGATGTCACGCATAACCCCTTGGTCTGCTTCTATCTTCATGAACGCTTCATTAATTTTTCTGATTTTTACAATTTCCATATATTAAATAATACCAGACTCCCATTTAACAAGTTCTATTTCGTTTTTGATTTGAAATCCTCTGTTCATAATGAGTCGTAAAATTTGTTCAAGTAGATTGATTTTTATATTAGACACTTCAACCTGCTTTTCGATATCACAAAAAGATTCGTGAGATTCTATATGTATATCTAAATCTGATTTAAGAACTTTAACACCATATGGAATCCAACCGTGTTTGTCTAAAGTCATTTTATCAAGAGTACCAGAAAAGTATGACCTCAGTGTCATGTAAAGCCTTCTCTTTTTTAGATCAAGAGTTTTTCTGAATATTCTTTCGGTATTATATATTGTCATATACCTACCGTGTAGATTTGGGATGTCAAGATTGTGTTCTGATAATTTATCACGGAACATCTTTCTATCCGTCTCCCACATTTTTTCTATTTCTTCTAATGAAATAGATTCTCGCATAGAGACTCCTTTAAATATTTGAATCAAATGTCATTGAGTTAAACTTAAAAGTTGCTGTAGCCATGACTATATTATGCTCTGAAGTTGTATCAAATGTGAAAGATGAAAGTGCTGTTGGAAATATTTTATCAAATCTGACTTTCAGGATAGTGTTTTTGTTATTAGATGTTATCATTAAAGTACAATGATCTAATTCATCTGGGGATTGATAATCTTCTAATTTTTGAGGTGTGCCAGTTTTAACTAACCAATTATATATTTCTCTATAGTTTGAGAAGTCTTCATTAATTGCAAAAGTGACTGATAAATCATCATATTCTATTTGAGTTCCATGAACGTCGATACCTTTTAAATATGAAGGTTGAGATACAGCAGGAACGTTTACTCCTGGGAATTCAAAAGATTGAATGAAATATTCCATACTTGGAAAATTAGAAAATACAGCAGTGAAATTATCTTTAGATAGAAAATTTCTGTCAACTGGTTGTCTATCAATATAGCTCATAATATAATCCTCTATTATATTTATAATAGAAAAAAAACCCTCCCCAAAGGGAAGGTTTTTTTATTTATACTATATTATATGTTATTATAATAAGTTTGTAACTTTTACTGCTCTGTAGTAACTGTTCTTTTTGTTAACAGCAACAACACCGTCACCATCAACAGTAGCGAATGGGTTAGCAATCAAACCGTATCGAGTTTTGAAACCGATTTTTGGTTGGAAAGTATTTTCCCCCATTGCACGAACCATCTGAAGTGGAACATAAGGACAGTAGAAGATACCAGCATCATAAGGACTGGAACCTTTGTATCCTAGAGTGTAGTATTCAATACCAGATACATAAGGATCAATATAAACTTTATATCGTCCGTTCAATACACCTGCAAAAGTACTACCAGTGTCATCAACTTGTAGATTGTTAGCAAGTGCAGGGTTGTAATCTAGAACACCAGCCATCTGAAGAGCAGAAGCAACATCAGAGGAACAGATAAGAACATTACCCTTACCTCGTCGAGTAGCTTTAGCAATAGCATTAGCATCTCGTTCGATTTGGAATAAAAGTCCTTTGAACTTTTCAACAGACCATCGACCACTGGAGTCTAAATCTAAATCAAATTCACCAGGAGTCTGAGTATCAGCAGCACCAGCTTTCGCAGAAATATTAATTTTTCTGATCATCTCTCGGTTAATTTCTGCCATAATTTCGGAAGAAAGAATGTTTGCTAACTCAGATTCAGCATCAAGATTATGAATTGCTTTTAAATCTTGTGCTAATTCAGTAGTGTATTCTGCTTT